AGCCACTTCGCTACTCAAGGAGCCTCAAGATGTACTCTCCCCAGGAAACCAATCGGATTCTGGAACTCCGGATGAAGGTGAACAACAACACCATCACCCAGGATGAATTGAAGGAGGGTCTGGCCCTTCTCGCGCGGGCAAGAGCCGGCGCACACGCAACTTCAGCTGCAAGCAAGGAGCGCAAGGCTTCGACTGCGGCGAAGAAGGCGCCTGTGAACACGCAGGCATTGTTGGATGAACTTGACGGGCTCTGACTCGTCGAACTGGAGGCTATATGAAGAAGATCGCAAAGGCGTATCCGTACCTGCGTCTGAATCACAACGGTACGCTTGACGGAGTTGCTGTGCAGGCCTATCCGACGACGGATACCATCAGTGACAATTACATCTACATCGGATTGCCTGCGCTTGACATCGAAGTTGATGTTCCGAGCGAAGAGCAGATCATGGCAGGGGCCTTGAAACTCTGCGAGACGAAAGAGGCCGACGTTCGGAAGGAACTGCAGGGCAAACTGATTTTCCTTCAGAAGATGAAGCAAGACCTTCTGCGCATCGAGATGGCTGACGGTGTGGAAGTGCTGGATGCCTTCGAGTTCCAGCAGCGGAGCGGCAGATGACTCGTCCGATGTTCCCCCACACGGTGGACAGCACCATGCTGGCCGCCTTCCGCTCCTGCCCGCAGAAGATGTTCCGGTCCTACATCGAGCACTGGAAGCCCCAAAACGAGTCCGTTCACCTGATCGCCGGCGGGGCCTTCGCCAAGGGGATTGAAGTCGCGCGAAAGGCGTACTTCGAAGGCCAGGGCATCATTCCCACGATTACCAAGGCTTTTAACGAACTGACTGGGGAATACGATCGCAGGGTTGTCTGGGCCGAAGAGACTTGCCAGCCGGGGGATTCTACCCTGGCCCAGCAGCTAGGACTTCACGCTCTCGTGGCAACCTACGGTGACTTCGAGTGCCCGCCCGACTCGGCCAAGTCTCTCGACCGAACCGCCGGGGCGCTGGAGTTCTACTTTGAACAATATCCCTTCGGAATGGACGGAACTAACCCAGTTACTTTCTCCAACGGCCGAAGAGGCATTGAGTTCTCTTTTGCTGAGCCTCTCGACTTCCTTCATCCGGTTACAGGGGCTCCGGTTCTCTACACCGGACGGGCTGACATGGTTGCTGAGTTCGCCGGGGGCACCTACGTCTTTGATGAGAAGACGGCTAGCCAGCTGGGAGCTACGTGGCCACGCCAGTGGGAATTACGTTCTCAGTTTACTGGATACGTCTGGGCTGCGCAAAAGCAACTCCCGGCGGTCCAAGGTGGTGTCGTCCGCGGTGTGAGCATACTGAAGACGAAGTACGACACGGCGCAAGCGATCACGTACCGCAGTGAATACGAAATCGAACGCTGGCTGACACAGGTGAACCGCGACCTCAAGCGGATGCAGGAGTGCTGGGAGAGCGGCTGGTGGGACTACGACCTCGACCACGCCTGCGCAGAGTACGGCGGGTGTTCCTTCCAGCGCGTGTGCAAGTCCGCGAACCCCGAGAGCTGGCTGCCGATGCAGTTTGAGCGCCGGGTCTGGGACCCGCTGGCGCGCAGGCAGATGTCGGTGGAGGAGTACGAGAAGAGCTGGGGGCATAATGAAAGCTAAGCTTTCTGCCATCGCCCTTGCGGTACTCCTGACTGCTTGCGGCGGAGGCGGTGATGCTGAGGAACCGCCGGCCAGTGCCGGGCGCCTGAAGCCACAAGCCTTCGCCATTCCCAGGCGAGGTCACGCACTGGAGGCCGCGCCCTGCCGCCCTCTCTGCTGCCGCACCAGCAGGAGAAGCCGAGAGGTGGGAAATTGACCACTCCACTGGCCGCCCCATCCTGATGTACGAGAAGTGCAGCGTGATCGAAGGCGAGCAGGCACATTTCGCACTTCGCGCCATCGCCGCTCTCGCAGGAGAAGGGACGAATGCCAATTCCCTTCACTTGGGATCGTCCGCAGGGAAGTAAACCCCGGCTATTACTCCACGATAATCTCCGGGTTCTAATGCTCCAGCATTTCATCATCGAAGGGAAGTACCTTGGCCACGCCTCCCGCGTGGTTGAGGTAACGGCTCTTCGCTGTCCACCTAGCTACGGCTTTTACTGCATGGGCTGTGGTGACGTTTACGCGAAGTGCCCTATCGAGGGCCAGCCCTGGGTGTACCACCAGCGGACGTGTCGCAAGTGTCGCCTTTACAACAGTCCAGCCACTAACGGCTTGCCTGGGAGTATCCAACTTCCTTGGGATGAAGAGTTTACTGAAGCATTCCCGCTCCCGGTGCTTCGGTGGGAGTTTGAAAGGGAGCTGGAATACTATGACAAGGGGAATCTATGATAACTGAAGTTGGAGCGGCAGGCCGACTCCTTCAGATAGTTTGTCACAGGGCCAGCTTTCACGCTGGCTGGTGGCAGAACCTGAAGACAGGTACAAACCACATCGAGGAAATTCATGCTCGGACCGAACTGGGCATCAACATCGTAGGGACGAAGATTGCTCTGATTCACAGCGAAGTTAGCGAAGCGATGGAAGGCCACCGCAAGGATCGCATGGATGACAAGCTCCCGCATCGCAGGATGATCGAAGTGGAGCTGGCGGACGCAATTATCCGCATTGCAGACCTAGCCGGCGCACTGGGTTTGGACCTGGGTGGTGCGATTGAGGAGAAGCTCGCCTTCAACGCTGTCCGCCCGGATCACAAGATCGAAGCTCGGCAAGCCGACGGCGGCAAGGCCTACTGAACCCGGCCTAAGGGCCACAACTAGGAGAAAGTGAAATGGCAAAGTTTAAGGTCCGCGTGAAAGCGGAAGCTGTCGTGGAGATCGATCCGGTGATTTACCAAGCCGAGTGGGAAGAGCACTGCTACGACGCGGGTGACATGGAGGAAGGCGATGAGTACCCGCCTGTGACAGAAGAGTTCGCCTTCGAGACCTACCAGGAGAACATCGAGAACGGCAACGAAGATATGCCTGACTTCGATACGGTTGAAGTCGCGCGAATCACAACCTGATTCCAACCGGCGCCTCAGCGGTTCTGGGGTAACCTCTTGACAAGTGAGCAAGATCATGCAATATCCTGAAGATAAGTCTCCGGTTAAGGCAGTCCTCGTGCCTGTCCAGCCGCCCAGCACCCTCCCCGGTGCCAACATCCTCCTGATCGGCCCCGCAGGCTCAGGCAAGACCCACTCCATCGGAACCCTTGTGGACTCCGGTGTGGAGGTGTTCTTCCTGGGCCTCGAAGCCGGCATGGAGTCCCTGTTTGGCTACTGGAAGGACAAGGGCAAGGAAATCCCGAATAACCTCCACTGGCACACCCTCGCGGCACCGAAGGCTTCGTTCACCGACATGCTGGACAGCGCGAAGGCAATCAACATGCTGTCGCTGGAAGCCCTGGCCAAGCAAGTCGACCCCAACCGCGGCAAGCATAACCGCTTTATCAGCCTCTTGGAGGCCTTGAACAACTTCCCCGATGATCGCACTGGTCAGAAGTTCGGCGCAGTGAACACCTGGGGCCCGAACAAGGCCTTGGTCATCGACGGCATGACAGGCGTGAACAACTGCGCCATGTCGCTGGTGATCGGCGGCAAGCCTGTTCGGTCCCAAAGCGACTGGGGTATCGCGCAGGACCAGGTGGAGAAGCTCATCCGCATGCTCTGCGACGGCTGCTCCTGCCACTTCGTAATCCTGGCCCACGTCGAGCGCGAGACAGACATGGTCATGGGCGGCACCAAGCTCATGGTCGCGTCTCTCGGCAAAGCCTTGGCTCCCAAGCTCCCGCCGATGTTCTCCGACGTGATCCTGTGCGTTCGCGACGGGGGGAACAAGTGGACCTGGGACACCGGCACGCCCTTGGCTGATGTCAAGGCCCGCAACATGCCCTTCGCCTCCGGCCAGGCAGCGGACTTCGGCCCGCTGATCAAGAAGTGGCAGAGCCGTGGAGGGAGCCTCGAAGCGTAAGTTGCCTGCCCCGGCGAGGCTTCACAGCCGGGATGACTGGAGAAAGAAATGTACGGACAAGACGTAAAGATGGCGGAGAGGGCGCAGCATGCGGGACAAAGCGCTGGCCGTCCGCCCGCCCCGGAACTGCAGATGCAGATGGAATCCTTGGACAAGGCTTTGGCTTTCGCCGAGGTTCAACTGTCCGAGCTGGAATCGCGTCTGGACGGGGTGCTGCACCCGCCAGTCCCAGAGCCCGTTGCGGGTAACACCAGTGGTCCTATCACTGCTGGGCCTAGTACACGCTATGGCAACATGATCAGCGAAGCTGGTGGCCGCGCTTATCGCATCGGCGCGCGAATGCAAAGCCTCACGAGCCGCGTCGGAGCTTGAGCCCAATGTAGTCCACTTCTTACAAAAATCGAATTGACAGCTTAGCCTAGCTGGGTTAGGCTGTTCATTCCTCGTATGACGGCTTGGCAGGTGCTGTACGCGAGGTTCAATCAACCTGCCACTTTCCATTCACTCTCAGGAACTATCCATGTCCCAAATGTTCGATCCCAACACCTTCCTCGAAATGACGGTCGAAGAGTCCAACTCGACGACCAGCACCCCCGTTCCCGCCGGCGAATACCTGGCCCTCGTGGAGAAGGTCGAAGCCCGTCCGTGGACGAAGAAGGACGACCCTTCCGTCTCCGGCATGGCCCTCGACATCACCTGGAACATCGACGACGCCAACGTCAAGGCTCTCCTCGAGCGCGACAAGGTCACGGCCAAGCAAGGCGTGATGCTGGACCTCTCCGACTCCGGCGGCCTGGACATGGGCAAGGGCAAGAACGTCGGCCTCGGCAAGCTGCGCCAGGCGATGGACCTGAACGAGCCGGGGCGGCCGTTCTCCTTCAAGATGCTCGAAGGTCGCATGGCCCGCGTGACCGTCAGCCACCGCATCAACCCGAAGGACGCGGAACAGATCTTCGCCGAGGTCAAGGCCGTGGCCCACGCATAACCTGCGTACCACTATCTGAAGGGGCTCACAAGGCCCCTTTGGTTAGGGCACACAGGAACAGCACGGCGTAATCGCCTGTCTCCTCCTTTGTTCAGCGCCGTGCTGGGTGCCCGTTTTTTATTCCCCTTGAAAGACGCGAATGGCATTTGCCCGCAGTCAGTGTTGCGCAGTTAACCCCCCGGATAAGCGATCCGGCACCCCCCAATCCGGGCAAAACCCGGACCAGCAATCCCCGGCAATGGCATCAGAACGCGTTTTGACGCGTTTGCTGGTCGGGTGTGCCCATTAGGGTGTCGAAATTCTCAACGCGTTATAACGCATTCTATGACCTCCAAAGTTTACTCAGCGACTTGCAAATACTGTCGTGAAGGGTATAACCCTACCCGAAAATGGCAGTCATTTTGCTCGGAGAAGTGTCGCCTGAAAAATCACGTTAGTGTGAAAGCTTTTCAACAGCTAGATGAAGCGGAGACGCGCGATCAGCTGGAGGAAGAAAACCTGCGGCTACTTCGCCGTGTTAAAGAACTGGAACAGGAAGTCGCAAGACTCACTAAACAATGAAAGCCTACCGTCCCGATGCCATCCAGATCAGCCCAGATCGCCAGCGCCAGGAGTTCGATCCGGTTGCGCTGGAAGACCTCAAGTCCTCGATTGAGGGTAAGCGCCTCCAGCACGCGCCTGTGGTTCGTGACGGGCCAGACGGTCCGGTACTGGTTGCTGGAGAACGACGTCTCCGTGTCATCACTGACATCTTCGCCCTCGGAGGATCTTTTTGGTATGACGGGGTTCAGTATACCGAGACCTTACCTACTGTTACGCTCGGTGAACTCGATCCGCTTGAAGCGGAGGAAGCAGAACTCGACGAGAACCTTCGTCGCAAGGACCTGACCTGGCAGGAGTTGGCGAACGCGCATGAGAGGCTGCACAAGCTGCGCCAGGCACAGCGGAGCGTTAAGGCGGAAGAAACTGCGAATTTGATGGAAGGGCCTGTTACGCGCCCAGTACAAACCGTCGCCGACACTGCCCGCGAACTCACTGGCCGATCCGATGGCTCCTACCAGGACACCATCCGCAAGGAACTGATCGTCTCCCGGCACCTGCACAAGCCGGAGGTTGCCAAGGCGAAGACGCTGGACGAAGCGTTCAAGATTCTCAAGCGCTCGGAGCAGGCGGAGCAGAACAGGGAGCTGGCGGCGAAGGTCGGAGCGACGTTCACGGCGGACCTGCACAGTGCCATCCACGGGAACTGCTTGTCCGTACTGGACGACATGATCGCCGCGAATAAGGACTTCGACGTGATCCTGACCGACCCGCCCTACGGCATGGGGGCTGATCAGTTCGGCGATGGCGGCAAGGACCTCCCATCGCACCAGTACAAGGACGACCACGAATCCTGGCAGGTGCTCATGAAGGCCTGGGCTCCGCGGATTTTTCTCGTCGCCAAGCCTGAAGCTCACCTCTACGCCTTCTGCGACATCGACCGTTTTCACGAACTCAAGGGATACCTCGAAGCCGCTGGCTGGTACGTCTTTCGCACCCCCTTGATCGACTACAAGACCGACTCCGGCCGGGTGCCCTTGCCTGACCGCGGTCCCCGGCGCCAGTGGGAAATGATCCTCTACGCAATCAAGGGGAACAAGCCTGTCACTCACATTTACCCTGACGTGATCCCATGCCAAGCAGACGAGAACATGACCCACGGGGCGCAGAAACCTGTTGCCCTCTACGTCAATCTTTTGAAGCGTTCCGTGAAGCCGGGGGACCTGGTACTCGACACCTTTGCGGGCTCGGGGACTATTTTCCCGGCTGCCCATTCGCTCCAGTGCACCGCAACGGGTATCGAGCAGGAAGCGAACTACTACGGCATGTGCCTGAAACGTCTCCAGACGATGAAGGAGGCGGTTGATCCGCTGGCAGCGCTGGTGGCATGACATGCAGTCAAGACTCCAATCTTGGGTCGAAGCTATCGGCAACACGGCGCTTGGGTTCCTGATCTCTTTCGGGGTCCTTCACGCAGTTGCCTGGTTTTACGACCTTCCACTGAATCACCAACAAAATGCTGAAATTACCGCTATCTTTACGGTCTCCAGTCTGCTTCGCAGCTACGGCCTTCGGCGGTTTTTCAACTGGCTCCACGGAAAGCAAAAATGACAAACCCAAGTGGCCCCTGCCCCGCCAGAGTAATGATCGTCGGGGAGGCTCCAGGTGACCAGGAGGAGCGGGAAGGCATGCCGTTTGTGGGAGCTAGCGGTAATGAGCTTAATCGCATGCTCCAAGAAGCTGGAATCCTCCGGTCAACCTGCTTTGTCACGAATGTTGTACGTCGGCGCCCACCAGGCAATGACGTTGGAGTGTTTTTTGCTCAGCGAAAGTCTGACATCACACTTCAACATATCCAACTCTCCGGGAAGTATTGTTTGCCTGTTGTCCTTGAAGGCATCGAACTGCTCAAGCGAGAAATTGAGATGTGCCAGCCAGACGTTATCATCGCTCTTGGAAACGTCGCTTTATGGGCTCTTACTGGGAACTGGGGTATTACGTCGTGGCGCGGGTCACAGCTGGCTTGTACGCTTCCCCTTGCCCTCGACTACCAGCCTAAGGTCATTCCCACCTATCACCCTGCTCTAGTTCTGCGGCAATGGGCCTGGAGGCAGACCGCAGTTCACGACCTCCGCCGGGCTAAGGGACATATCGGACAGAAGGTATATAACCCCCGACATTACGACTTTGTAATTCGCCCGGATTACTCCACCACGATCGGGATTCTTGACGGGCTCCTAGCTGAACTTGACAAGGGTTCCTTCGAACTCACAGGGGACGTGGAAACCCGAGCTGGGCACATCGACTGCTTCGGCTTGGCCTGGAACAAGTCCTCCGCCATCTGCATTCCCTTCATGACGATGACTGGTGATCCTCGAGGTTACTGGCCGTTGGAGGAAGAAACCGCCATCGTCTGGCGCTTGTACCAGATCAACAAGCACCCGAACTTCGGCGGCTGGACAGGGCAGAACTTCCTCTACGACGCCCAGTACATCTACCGTCATTGGTGGTTCCTGCCGAAGGTCAAGCATGACACCATGCTCAGTCATCATTCGATGTTCTCCAACTCCCAAAAGAGCCTGGACTATCTCGCGTCGATGTACTGCGAAGACTACGTCTACTGGAAGGAAGACCTCAAGGAGGCCGACAAGCACCTGTCCGACGACCAGCGCTGGGAGTACAACTGCAAGGACTGCTGCTACACCTACGAGGTGCTGGAAGGGGAACTCAACGCGATCAAGGCGCTAACCCCCAGCTGGCCGAAGCTCCACGAAGTCCACGCCTTCCAGCAGCATCTGTTCAACCCTGTGCTCAAGACGATGAACCGGGGGATTCGCTCGGACCAGAAGCGTCGGGGGGAATTCGCCATCGTTCTCCAGGATGAAATCGCAAAGCGCGAACAGTTCTTCATCGACACTCTCGACCAACCTGTTAATCCAAAGTCTCCGAAGCAAATGCAGGAGCTGTTTTATGGAACCTTCGGACAAAAACCCATCTTCAACCGGAAAACAGGAAGCATCACCTGCGACGACGAAGCACTCACTAAGATTGCGGGGAGGGAGCCTCTTCTGCGACCTCTCATTCGAAGAATTCTCGAGCATCGAAGCCTTGGAGTCTTTCTGTCGACCTTTGTCAGCGCGCCTCTCGACAGTGATGGACGTATCCGGTGCTCCTTCAACATTGCTGGAACTGAAACTTTC